TTGAGGGTAGATTAGGTTTAGTTATAGACGCCACAGGTAGAGATAAAAATGTAATACAAAGACAACACGCTATGCTTTCAAATATTGGCTACGATAGTTATATGATATTTGTAAACACAAGTTTAGATGTGGCTTTAGAAAGAAATAAAGGTAGACCTAGATCAATACCAGAATACATTGTAAAAAATAGTTGGAATACTGTTCAACAAAACATTGGCCAGTTTCAAAGAATTTTTAGTCCTAATAAAATGTTAATTTTAGATAACAATAGAAGTGAAAAAGAATTAGTATCTTCTACTGTAAATCAAGCTGCTAAATTTATTAGAGGTAGATTAAGAACTAAACCACAAAATGGTATCGCAATGTCTTGGATTAAAAAAGAACTAGAATTAAAGAAAAGAATATGATAGATTTTAAACAATTTATGAACTTAACTGCTCAAAGAAAGTGCCCACCTGGTTTTAGGTTTGATGAGAAACTAAAAGTATGTGTGCCAAAAGGCCAAGGTAGATACTATGGTGCTTATGGATTTGGTGTTTCTAAAAATCAAAATGCTTCAGGCGAAACAGAAAATGGTGAAACAGAAAATGGTAATGCTGATACTAGTAATTTATCAGGCAATGGTAACGGCAACGGTAATGGTGGAAACGGACAATGAAATTTAAAGATTATTTAAAAGAGGCAGTCATTGATATACCTAGAAACGGTTACGCTAAAGGTGTATTTGATGAGGCCGATACAGATAATCCAAAAATAAAAGATAGTGTAAAATCTATAATAGATGGCGTACTACAAAAGATAGAAGATAACGAAGGCTACTCAATACTAAAAACAGGCTTGATTGGTTCTATATTAACAAAGAGATATAGAAATGACGCTGACTTGGACATTAATGTATTGTTTAGTGTGCCACCTGAAAAACAAGAAGAAGAAAGATTAAGACTATCTAAAAAATATTTGTCTGCTGATTCACCTGTAAAAATACAAGGTAAGTTAATACCAGATACAGACCACCCAATTAACTTTTATTTCATAACAGATAAACAAACTTATGATGAACAAGAAAGTAAAGCTGACGCTGTATTTGACATAGAAAATAATCAGTTTGTAAAAAGACCTAAAGAATTTACTTTTGATCCAGATTTGTATGTAAACGATTTCAATAGAAAAGTACAAGAATTAGATGTTGTAAAAGGCGAACTAAAAAGAGATATTATAGATTACAATGAATTAAAAGACCTATCAACAAATGATGTTTTAAACTTACAAGATAAAATTAAAGATAAGTTAGAAGAAATAGAAGACAGTATTAAAGACATTGTAAAAATAGGAGATACTGTTGACGCTGAAAGAAGAGCGGCTTTTGATAGTGATATGTCGCCAGATGAGATTAGACAATACGGTATTAAAAATAGATTACCAAAAGCTGTTATCTACAAGATGTTAGAAAAATACCATTACTTAAAATTCTACAAGTATTGTAAAAAGATATTAGAAGATGGCGTAGTAACTGACAAAGAAATAGACGACTTACATATAAATGAGGAATTAAGAGGTGGCATTTTTAGTGTTTGGGACACTTTAATTAGAAAGACGGTAAAAGCTCCTAGAATTAAATCTGCTTTACAATTATATTTAAAATATTTAAGACAAGGTATAAAAGACGCTAAAAACAAAGCTGCTCAACACGCAGGTTTAGGTTATAGAGAATTTGGTTTAGCCGTTGTTGACGCTGGTTTACCAGAAAACTTTACAACGGAACAAAGAGAAGGCAACTCTGTAGCATTTACTTTTGGTAGATTTAATCCACCGACAATTGGCCACGAAAAATTAATTAATAAAGTGGCACAACAACCAACTGACAAATACTTTATATATTTAAGTAGATCACAAGATAAAAATAAAAACCCATTAACACCTAGAGATAAACTAGATGTTATGAAAAAGATGTTTCCTAGACACGCTAGAAATATAGTAGTTAATCCTACTAATATGGTTTTAGATTTAGCAACAGATTTATACAATAAAGGTTTTACAAGATTAATTATGGTCGCTGGTAGTGATAGAGTAAGAGAATTTGAAGGTATCTTAAAAAGATATAATGACAAAAGAAATAGACACGGTTACTATAACTTTGATAAGATAGATGTAGTATCAGCAGGTGAAAGAGATCCGGATGCTGAAGGCGCTACAGGTATGAGCGCTAGTAAAATGAGAGCAGCTGCTGAAAAAGGAGATGTTACATCATTTAAATTAGGATTACCTACTTCATATAAAAGTCAAGCAGATAATTTAATGAAAAAAGTTAGAAAAGGTATGGCCTTGGCAGCTTCTTATGGAGCTTTAGGTCAAGTACACGGTGTAAACTATAAACCAATTGCTAACTTAAATGAATACGAACAACAACAAATTAGAGATTTATATATTAGAGAAATGATCTTTAATATAGGCGACAAAGTTGATTATGTAAAAGAAGACGTACAAGGTAAAGTCGTTAGACGAAGTACAAACTATGTCGTATTAGAAGACAACAATAACAATTTACACAAAGCTTGGATATGGGATTGTTTACCTATATCCGCAGATAGAGAGGTAGAAGTGAGAGAACACAATTTAGATGTTGATTATGGTTTCAAAGCCGTATCACAGGTTGAAGAAGATTTAGACGCTCAACCACAAGATAAAGACGTTAAAAAGAAAAAAGGTACACAACCTAAAAAGTATTACAAACAGTTATCTAAAGATGTAAAAGATAAAAGAGCAGACTTTTTTAAAAAGAATAAAGATAATAAAGAAGCACCAGGCGATAAAGACGCAAAAACAAAACCAAGTATTCACACACAAAAATATAAGAAGATGTATGGTGAGATAAAGAAAAATTTAATGAATGCTTGTTGGACTGGTTACAAACAAGTAGGTATGAAAAACAAGGGTGGTAAACAAGTACCTAATTGTGTACCAGAGTCAATGTCAATAGAAGACGCTAAACAGGTAGAGGGTTATGTATCAGAATCATACGAAATAGGTGCTGATTACGCTAATCATACTAAAGAAGTAACTCCTGGTCAGAAATCAGAAGCTAAACCAGTTGACGCTAAAGACAGAGGAAAACCAGATGATAATGTTAAAAAAGAAGATATTGAAAAATGGTCTTTTTCAGATGAAACAATAGATAAATATAAGAAAAGATACGCTGATGAATGGCGTGAAAGATTGGACGAAGTAGTCCAGAGAATGATGGAAAAACTATAATGGTCAGATCATTTAAAGCGTATGATAATATTGATATAACGTGTGAAGAATGTATATTTGAACACGAAAATGAGCCTTTACAAGAGGCTGAGTATCAAGGTAAAAAAGTAAAATTAAACGACCCAATTAGAGGTGGTTCTAAAAAGTTTTATGTTTATGTAAAAGATGGTGACAAAATAAAGAAAGTATCATTTGGTGATACAACAGGTCTATCAATTAAAAGAGACGATCCTGCTAGACGAAAAAGCTTTAGAGCCAGACATAATTGTGATAATCCAGGACCAAAAACAATGGCGAGATATTGGTCTTGTTATCAATGGCGAGCTGGAGCAAAGGTAAACAACTAATGAGTAAATCATTTACACAATTCAAAAAAGGTGATTACGGTTTAGCAGAAGCTAAAGCTAGTCCAACAAACTTACAATATTTAAGAGCTAAGCAAAATAGTAATCAACACTTTGAAACTAGAAGATATATTGCTGATGTTATTTTAAGAGACAAAAAATTAGCAGACTCTTACAAAGCTTTAGAAGTAATACACGATACTTATGGAAGAATTATTGGTAATGACGCCATACAATTAAGACAAAGATTAGAAATGATGTTAAAACAAGATTTAAAAAGAAAAATCCTAAATTGGGATGAAGTTTGGAGCACACTATAATGAGTAGATATAGAGAAACAATGTCAGAGGCATTACAAAAAGTTTATAACGAAACACCTCAAGCGTTAGTACAAAAAGCAAAAGAGATTGCTAAAAAAATGGCTGGCAGTTATACTAATGCTGTAAAAGAAATAGAAAAATTACAAAAAGGTTTATCTAATAACTCATCTGTTAAAGACGCTTTACTAAAGGCTAATGAAGAAGTTGAATTAGAAGAAGGCCGAATGAAAGACATTTATACAATGCAACAAGATGGTAAATCAGCGGCTGAGATTGCTAAGTTAATGAAGTTACCAGTAAAAACGGTAAAATCTATTTTAGGTGAAGAAGTGGGAGAAATATCCGAAGAAAATTTAGCTGAGTTTACCTCTGATATGATTAA